TGAAATATTACTTATCCAACATGATGTATTAGTTGCTATATCAATTGGAAGTTCAGATTTTAATTTTATTATTAATGTTAATGGATCAAATGTATTTAATCGTTCATCTATAACTGAATGTTGTAATATTGGAAGTATCCTACCATCACCAAAATTCAATCCATTTTTTAAATATGAAAAATATTTTTCAATATAAGATTCTGCTAGTTTACTGGAAATTAAATTATAATAATATTTTGTAAAATAATCATATATAAATTTTTTTACATCTATATATTTTTGCTCAATTTGAGATCCAAGAGGAGAAAACTTGTATTCAATACATGTTGTAACAAAAAAATTAAATTTATTATCAATATCTTTAAATGATACACTTGTATTTGAATTTGATAATAAATAATTTGTAAAATAGGTTTTTATTCCTTGAATTCTATATGTGTTATATGTAACATCATCAGAACTATATATATACAAATCTTCGTATAAATTTTTTAAGAATGTTAATACTTCCCCATCACTATTCAGAAAAAATAAATTTTTTAATGTTACTATTTCAGTTTCATATATTGATTTAATAGATGAATATATTTTTTCATATTCACAATATTTAGTCAACGTTAAATATAACGGAGAAACATCACTTAATATAACTTGTTTATTGCAAAACGCATTATAAAATAAAATTGATTCATTATCATTATTAATTGGAATGAGTTTAATTTCTTTACGAGATGGCGATATTTCTTTAATTATTAATGGAAACTTATGTGATCCTGCAACATTTCGTACAAAATTATAATTTAAATAATAACTTCCAGATAATATTCCAAATGAAGATGATAAATTATTAACCGGATCTAATAATGCGCCTGAATTTTTATATAATATTAAATCTTGATTTAATTCGACATAGGAATGTGTAACTGGAGTATTAGTTTCATTTAAATATGATAGTGTAGTTGTATTATAACTTTTAGAATCATATAAAACATTCCAGTCAACATATGTCCCATTTCTGTCCCATATTGACAATTCAACAACATCATTTGATGAAATTCCATACCATATATCAGATGTAAATTCATTAACAAATAATGAATATTCAGATTTATTTACATACGAACCAGTGTTTAAACTAGCCGTATTCTGTGATACTAATTCATAGGAACCAAATTCCATATTATGTTACTTCCTTTCGTATAGCTGTGTATGGAAATGTATTTGAAAAATCCGATTCTATTTTTCCTTCACCCAACGATATTCTCAATTCAATAATAACTTGCTTTATTGCTAATGAATTAATATCTAAATCGGAAGAATTTATTATATTATTCAATTCATTTCTAAGAGATTGGTTTTCATTTTCTACCATATTAATTTTATATATTAATTCTTCCGTACTAACACTACTTGTAATTTGAGATTGAACTATAAATTCATTAAAATTAACATCATATATAGATTCAATTTTAGATTTATTATATATTATGTTATTTAATGGAAATGCTATATAATTTTGATTAAAATTAGAAGATGCATTATTAAATGTTAAATTACCAACACCGTCAAAATTATAATTATATGTTCCATATCTTTTATAATTTTCAATATCAACATTAAAATTATTCATTTTCACCACCCCTTACAATTTTAAAAGTTTTTCCAGTATCAAATGTATAAGTAATATTTCCATCACTTATACGAATTAATATTTTATAATATCTTTCTTGAGCAAATGAAGTAGTATCAATTATGAAATAATTTCCATATGGATATTCACAGCTTAATTTTGTATGATCATCAAAATTCAATATAATCTCTTCAGTATTATTATCTTTTAACGCATAATATGAAGATGATGGTAAATATTCTGGTATTATATGTTGTATTTGTTGAGTTGTTCTATCAAATGATTTTAATGGGAATGATTTTCTCCCAAATACTCCTATTTTTATAATATCACCACTTTTATATGTTGTATTTAAATTTTGGATAGCTATTGAAAATGGTCTATTAATATCTAATGCGGATAATACACTAGATGTAATACTAACACTTCCGGTTTCTACAAATGATGATGTATATACACTTCCTGTTAATTGAACATTTAGATATCCACCAAGCAAATTTCCATCTACAAATTGACCATTAAAACTTGCACTAGTAGTATCATATATTTCATAAGTACCTAATGCTTTTCCATTTATATATGAACTTGTAACGTGTGCATATACATATGGATATATTGATGATGGTAATATAATATTTACAGTTGAACCTAACAATACAGATTCATTCCAAGATCCAGTTAATAATGCATTTTCAAATTTATGATCCACATAATAGGCATAAAATGTACTTCCACTAAATATTCCAGAATAAAAACTTCCAGTTGCTATAGATGCCGAAAAATATTTCCCACATGAGCCAGTTACTAATGATTGAGATGATTCAATAGACGCTGAAATAAATCCAACAACTGGCATTCCAATGATATTTCCAGATAATCCACCACCAGCTACAATTCCACTTGCCGATATTATAGATCCAAAATCAGTCAATGTTAAATATGTGCTGGACGAAAAACTACCACTAATCCCACCATTAATTGAAAACGTCGAACCACTTGTTATTGTTGTATTTATACCAGCAGAGTTTGTAACAAATGTTACACTTGATGTTGATTCACTTCCAGTTATAAATACTGAATCATCCCACGATACATCTATATATGGTGAATATATCGTATTTGTATCTTTACTATAATATTTTAATACAAATCCAGATCCAGTTGATACCAATTCATCAGAACTTATAATAATCAATCCATTGTTTGGTATAGTACCACTAATCCATGATAACGCCATTGATGTAATATCCATATACACATCAGATGACTGATATTCAAAACTTTGAGAACACCAACTTGATGTATACCATGTACCACCATTATATGCAAATGATGCGGATGATAATAACGGATTTGTTATAAAATCAATAGGCGTTCTATAATCATCAAATGATTGAGAATACCACAATTCTTTAGTTTCTGAATTTTTATATTTCCAACTTACACCGAAATCAGATCCACCATCCGAACAATAGCCATTCCCCATTTCCCAACTTTGACTTATTGGTAATGCATATAATTTATATTGTATTGGTAAATTATATTCATCACACACTTTTAATTTTAAATGGAATGTTGGATTTGTAATTTCTCCATTTGAAATTGATGTTGATATAGCATTTAAATCAAATTGTAATAATGATCTATCTATAAATTGAACTGTTGTCGTTGTCCAATTTTGTTCATTAACAATTTCAATACCAGAACCAGTTCCAGTTAAACATACATTCGATCCCGTCAATTGACCAACAAATGTTCCAGTTAAATATATAAAATTTAACGAACCAGATATAATTCCTAATACAGAACTTCCAGAAATAACACTGGCAGATAATTCATATGGACTATCATCAATACTACCTGAAAAATATGAAGCACTAAATTCTATATTACTTCCGGAAATACTACCATAAGAATTATCAACGGTTCCTCCAAAAGATCCAGTAAAAACTCCAGTAAATTTCCCAAATCCACTATTATTAAACAATTCATTAGTATAATAATAATTTTTTGTTGGATTTAATACTCTTTGAACAACATTTCGTGTTCCAATTTGTAATAATTCATCAATTCCAAAATTTTTATCTTCTAATCCAGTTTGATTAGTTATATAAGTATCTTTAGACGAAAAAATAAAATGGTGCATAAGTCATATAGAGAATCATATTCTCTTACAATGTATAAATAGTAATTATTAACAATTTAATTGTTAATGTTATTAAATATAACTACCTTTTATATCTGAATCTGGATATTTTATCTCAAAAATAGAGGGATCAACTGAAGGATATATAATACCGTCTTTTGTTGCAGCATCAATATCATATTCAATAGCCGAATAATTACCATCTATATTAGTTTTATTATATATTTTTATGGATGATATTGACTGTACCCCATCAACTTTAGCAATTTGTAAATTTAATTGACTTAAATTAATTGGTTGTGAAAATTCCCATTTATCAATGTTAAAAAACTCTTTCACAGTATTAATACAATTTAATAACACTTCTTTTTTATTAAATCCTTTATATACCGCAATTTTAAAATCAACCGCAATATTAATGATATATCCATCTATTATATTAACAGAATCAGTCAACATTCTATATTGTTTTAAATATGTTAACAAATTTGTTATTAGTGCAGAATTTGATTTAATCAATTGTTTATTTGCATTATATGATAATACATATACATTTATAGCAAATGGATTTATTGAATCATATGTAATACCTCTATAATAATCTTTATTATTTTCATTGATAAGTGTTATATTATTATCAACGTCAATTACACCCGATAATACCCGTTTAGTATTTGTTTGCAACATTGTATCGGATATTATTTGTGCTTTGGCAATAGATCCAAATTTAGAAGGCATTGAATAAATTCTTACTAAATAATCATTTAATGTTACTGCTCTATTTTGTGCAGCAAAATTAGCCATTGCGTTCATTTTTATTTCTTCATTGGTTTCGGAATCTTTACCTCCAATACATGGCGATGGATTGGTTACTTTCAATGAATTTTTAACTGTGTTCAATAAATCAATTTGTTCTGGTAATAATCCTTCGGATGGATTATCAAACAAAGCTTGAGAAATAGTTCTTATTTCATCCGTTTGACAATTACTCTGCAACCCCCCACCAACTAAATATGTAATGGTTAAAACTGTATTTTGAGGAGCTATACCATAATTTTCACTTGTTAAAAAATTACTAGGATCTAATGAAATATTTACATTATTAATATTTTTTAACCCATTACCAATTAACGTAGAATCCATTGTAACTAATTCATCATCAATCCCATTTATACCAGCCCCAAATTGAATTTTCGTAATATTATTCTCATCAACTTTAGTAATAAATCGTCTGGACGTTTTTAAATATTTAAGAATATATGGAACTGAATCCTTATATTCACTCAGCGATCCTTGATTATATATGTTATTTGGAATTGATATAGGTACAAATTCTTGAGCTAAATAGTCCACTTCATACCATTTATTATTATCCGAATCTACAATACTAATTATTTCAAGAACATTTGGTTCATCAAGTTCAATTTCATAAAATTGTGATGGTGTTGTTACCGATACTTGTTTTTTAGAAATTTGTCCCGAACTAACCGTTCCCATTTTTTCTAATAAAAAGAATTGAGGAGTTCCATCTGCATTTCTTGAATATACACTATCAAATCTAGGAGAATTTGCAGTTTGAATAGAAAAATCAACGGTTGATGCCAAAATATAATAAGCTCCGGTATTATTTGTAAATTGTGTATTTTCTTTAACTATTAACATATAATCTGGATCTGGATAATAATTCCCAATACCATCAGTTATAGCTGGACATAATTGATACAATTTTATTTCACCTACAGATGCTTTAGAAGCTTTAACTTTATATCCTAAATAATATGCCAAATTTATTATATTTCTTCGTTCAGTCGCACTTAATAAGAAATTTTCTTTGAATGTATAATCTGTATAATAACTTAATACATCTCCAACATATGCAGCTTGTTCAATAAACATCATACCGGGAGATGCGGGTGAAAAATCTTTATATGTATTTGGATAATATATTTTTGAAAAATTGATAAGTGCTTCTTTAAGCGTTGCAAAATCACGATTTAAATATCGGATATCTTTACTCTTAGGTGAAAATGATTTTTCTATAATTGTTGCCATATTTAAATTTTATTTGTATATAATACAACGTCTACAACATCAACATTTGATTGATTAATTGATGATATTGAAAATTTGACTGTAATATATAATTTGTTGATATCTTTATAATCTTCTCCACTGTTATCATCAATTTTTTTAACAGTAACAGATGATACATTTACACCGGGAACCCATTTAAGTACATCTTCTTTTATTATATTTTCAATTTTTGATGGTAAAAAATTATCATGTTGATCAAATACCACACTCCATAATCTACATCCAAATGTAGGATTCATTCTTCGTTCACCCGGAATAGTCTTAATTAAATTTATAATATTCATCCTATATGCTGTAAACGTATCTATACTCTGATCAAAATATCCACTTATATTACCATTTGTAATCGGCAACATAAGTCCAATTGGATATTTAACTTGTATAGAATTCATTATTTATTCTTATTCTTATTCTTATCCATTGCTTTTACAAGCTCAGAATAATTTCTCGTTAATATTCCACTCATTTTATCATTTACAGCACCACTTTTTGCAATATCTAATACTGATACTCCTTCAGGCAACGTTGATAATGGTGCATGATTGCTATGCTGTCCTTCAATTAATGTAGGAGGAGTTCCTATAGGAATATTAATATTTTTTGACAAAATATCATTTCCCATAATTGGAACATTTTTCATAAATCCAAGTTCACTATCGTCAACTTGTGCCATTTCAACCGATTGATTATTATTAACATATGATTGATATCCAACCATTCTTTCTCTATATCTTAAATCCGATTTTGTATTATTTAATAATTCATTCAATACTTCATTTTTTGTAAATTGTATTTTTTTATGACTATTATTATTATTATTATTATTATTATTATTATTATTAATTT